ATCCGTTTTCTGAAAGAATAGTCGATATCCTTGTTCGTAAAGTTAACAATGATAATCGACATTTTTTTCGCATTCTAACTGGGTATTACTTATCTAAAGTAGCCTCCATGATGCGATGTAACATTCAAACAAATGATAGAGATGTAATCCCGGTTAATACTTATGTACTAAATTTGATGGTATCAGGAACAGGTAAGGGGCACTCTACTAATATTCTGGAACGTGAGTTTGTAGCTCACTTCAAGAAAGAATTTCTAAATAATATATTTCCCAGAAAAGCTGAGGAAAATATTCAAACTCTGGCTCAGGAAAGAAGCCAAGCACGTCTTAACAATGGTCAAAGTATTCTGCCGTTAAATGAGGAATACGAGATTCAACTAGATAAATTTCAAAGACATTTTGACCGTTTAGGAGAATTGGCTTTCAGTTTTGACAGTGGAACCTCTCCAGCTGTAAAGCAAATGCGTGAAAAACTGTTACTAGCTTCTGCAGGTTCTATGAATCTAGAGCTAGATGAAGTCGGATCTCACATATCAGCGAATACAGATGTACTAAATACATTTCTTGAGCTATATGACGTTGGTTTGGTAAAACAAAAACTTATCAAAAATACTGTAGAGAACATTAGATCAGAAGAATTACCAGGCAATACGCCTACTAATCTAATGATGTTTGGTACGCCTACTAAGCTCTTAGATGGTGGAAGAGTTGAAGAGGAATTTAGGCAATTCCTGGAAACTGGTTATGCTCGTAGATTATTATTTGGATATACAGTAGATAGTCACAGGACTAAATACGCATCTGCACAGGAACGATACCAACAAATGGTAGATGCTAGTCTAGCTAGGGATATGCTAGCAATCCAACAAACATTCACTAATTTTGCTAAAAGACCATTTAATCCAGTATTACAAATGTCAGAGGCTAATTCTGTTTATTTAATACAATATCAGATGAAGTGTGAAGATTTAGCTGATGATATGAAAGATCATATGAGTATTCACAAAGCAGAGATGTCACATAGATACTATAAAGCTATTAAACTAGCAGGAGCATACACATTTGCGGATAATTCAACTGAAATAACACAAGATCATCTAGATTATGCTATTAGCGTAGTAGAAGACTCAGGAGAGGCATTTCACACATTAATGCGTAAACAAGGCCCGTATGAGCGTTTAGCGCATTATTTAGCCGATTGTGATAATGACGTGACTCAGCATGAGTTGATGGAAGAACTGCCATTCTACAAAGGCTCAGAGGCTCAAAGAAAGGATTTAATGACTCTAGCTACGTCTTTTGGGTATAGAAATAACATTATCATCAAAAAGAGGTTACTAGATGATATTGAGTTCTTTAATGGGGAGACACTTATGGAGACTGATTTAAATAATCTAACAGTAGCAATGAGTCAAGATATTGCATATAACTTTGCAGTACCGGATATAAGACCTCCATTTGACTTATTACATAAATTAACTACTACAGATGGATGGCATTATACTGCCCATGCATTTGTTAATGGGCATCGTAAAAGTGAAAATGTTATTCCAGGATTTGATCTACTTATTCTAGATTGTGATGGGGATGCGCCTATATCTATGGTTAAAAACTTATTAGAAGGTTACAAATTTCTGATATCTACCACTAAGAGACATACTGCAAGTATTAATCGATTTAGACTTATTCTCCCTATATCGCACAGGATTAAATTAACAACTAGTGACTATTCTCGATTTATGGAGAATGTATTTGAATGGTTACCATTTCCTGTGGATGAAGGAGCTAAAGATATTGCTAGAAAATGGGCTGGATATCCAGGGCATTATGAATATAACGATGGAGCAGTCATAGATGCGACTATGTTCATTCCAGAAACTAAACGATCTGACGAAACAAAAGCACAAATTAGTGCTGCTGGTGCTGGTAATATTGAACGATGGTTTATGGCCCATACGGTTAAAGGTAACAGAGCTAACCACTTATATCGATTTGGAATGGTGTTAATAGATGCCAAATGGGTATTAGGGGATATAGTGGAAAAACTTGAAAATTTTAACAATTCCTTAGATACACCATTGCCTGAGGATCAATTCAGGAATAGTACGATTAAATCAATCAGTAAGGAATATCAAAAACGAGGGAGGTAATATGAGAATAGGATTATCAGATAAAGATCAAACAAATATAAAAGATGCTTTTTCAACATTAGGTGACGTATGTGGAAACATGTGGAATAACCTATTTGATGACAAGTCTGAAGAAGAAATTCAAGAACTTAAAAAACAGATTTGGGATCTTGAAGAACAAGTGCAAGTACTTAGTAAAGGACGTAAAAAACTGGAGAAAAATAAATGAATAATAACCATTTAGTATTAGTATCAGGTAAATCTAGTTCAGGTAAAAGTGCAAGCTTACTTGATATGGATAAGCCTGAAGGGGTTATGTATTTGAATTGCGAAAATGGTAAGAAGTTACCGTTTAAAAGTAAATTCAAAGAATACACTGTTGTTGATCCAACTCAGGTGTATGAGGCTTTTGCCGAAGCAGAAAAAATGAAAGATATACACACTATCGTTATTGATAGTCTTACGTATCTAATGGATATGTACGAAAGTACCAAGGTGCTAAATTCAACAAATACGATGCAGGCATGGGGGCAATATGCACAGTATATGAAAATACTAATGTCTCAAGTAGTAGCTAAATCTACCAAGAATGTAGTATTTCTAGCTCATACTTCAGATGTTCTCAATGAAGCCGAGATGGTTAACGAAACCATGGTTAAAGTTAAAGGTTCTTTGATGAATCAAGGTATTGAAAGTTTTTTCACTTGTGTAATTTCAACTAAGAAAATGACTTTAACTAAACTAGAAGATAAAGTTGCAAAATCTCCACTATTTAAAACTAGTGCAGATGATAAAGCTAATGGATTTAAATACGTATTTCAAACTCGATTAACTAAAGAAACAGTTAATGAACGAATTCGTAGTCCCATGGGAATGTGGCCTATGAATGAAACGTATATAGATAACAACTTACAAAATGTTATCAACAGACTGCATGAGTATTATAAATAAATGATATAATAACGTGGTGGTACCGCAGTATTAGAGCCACATTAATCCATCTACTGCAGGATAGGCCTTATACGCCTTATAGGGTCTCCTCCCTTATAAGACCTGTCCTAACTGAAGAGTTATAAAACACTAGTCCTCTTCTTCACGGGAGAGGCATTTTATTTTATAACCAAAAAGGAGAATTATGAGTCATCCAGGTAATGATGAAATTATAGATAATGAACGAGATAATCGATTAGAGTTATCTAAAAATATGGTATTTGCGGTAACAGAAATGGGAATTGAAATGGTACAGGAAATTGCTGCTGAGACTTTAAAAAGAAAACCAGGAATGCAGGTTAAAGAATTTACAAAAGTATTAGATCAGTATCTCGAAAGACAGAGAGAGCTGGTAAACAACGCCACAGATAAATAATTGTGGTTTATTAACACTCAACTAAGAAAGGATATAACTTATGAGTGAATGGGAACTCCCAAAGAATGTAGAAACACAGTCTATTGAAAGAGTAGGCGGTGGGTTTGCATGGGAATCTGGTGTATACGATGCTACCGTGAAAATGGTGTATCTAAACCAGTCTGCATCTGAAGCAGTAAGCTTCAATGTTATTCTGGAAAAGAATGGCGGAAACTTCTCTGAGCTTAGAGAAAATTTCTGGATTAAATCAGGTAAAGCTAAGGGTAATAAGACTTATTACACGAAGGATGGTAAAGACTATCCGCTTCCTGGTTATTCAATTGCAAATTCTATGTGTGTAGCTATTACAGGTGAAAGCCTACCTAAATGCATGGAATCTGCAGAAAAGAAGCAAGTAAATGTATGGAATCCTGAATTAAAGAAGGAGGCACCTACAGAACGTCCAGTAATAATGAGCTTAGTCGGTAAACCTGTCAAAGTAGCTGTTCATCAAGTTATTGAAGACAGACAGGCTAAGAACGACAAAGGCGAATATGTACCAACTGGTGCATCTCGTACTGTAAATCAGTGTAAGTTCTTTGGTAATGCCGAAGGTAAGACTGCTGAAGAAATTACCAACAAAGAACCTGCTGCTAGATTCGATAAGTGGGCCCAGAAGAATACGGGTACAGTTATTGATAAATCTACCAATAAGAAAGGCAATAGTTCTGCTGCTGATATTATGGGTAGTGCATCTGCAGATACAGGTTCATTGTTTCAAACAGACCCTCCGATCTAATGAGAGTCTGTGGGATTGATCCGGGGGCTAATGGAGCAGTCGCTGTTCTGGATTCAGAGAATCCAGACAGTGTTGCTCTGTTAGATTTAAAGAAAAATAGTATTAAAGAGATTCATAATTTTATACGTGTACATCTTACTATCCAATGGGATGGATCTGTTTTATCTACTAAGCCTAAATATAAAATATGGGTAGAAGATATACATTCTATGTATGGTATGTCAGCAAAATCTAATTTTAGTTTTGGTAAGAATCTAGGAACAGTTACAACTATTGCTGAATTAATTGCAGGTAAACTACCTAATACAGTTACTCCTAAGATATGGCAAAAATATATAGGCGTAACTGCTAAAGGTAAAGCTGTGAAAAAACAAGTAGCTAAGATAGCTCAGTACTTGTACCCACGAGCTCAACTACATGGTAAACGAGGAGGCTTACTTGATGGGAGATCAGATGCTTTAATGATTGCCTATTATGGGCTACATAATAAGGAGAAAGTATGAAGATAGAAATAGACATAGATATTGAATCTATAGTAAAAGAAGCACTCAAGAAACAACAAGCAGGAGATACAATTCCTGTTCCTGTAGAAGCTACTAATAGTAGATCTAAATGGGAATTTAGCCGTAGGAATGGAAGAAGACGTACTCCAGAGGAAATGGCTTTACATGATCTAGAAAAAGAGAAGGGCCGTAGGCTAACTCCTGAAGAGAAAGGTGAGGCTAAAGCATTAGTTGAAATAGATACAACTACAGAAAATCAAGTTAAAGAAGCAACTATTAAGAAAGTTCGTATAGATACTATGACTGCTGAAGGTATGGCTGCAGCTTCTAAAGAACTAGCTGAAGAAGAACGCAGAGATCCTGATTCTGTAAATGGAAATGGGATAATGGAAAGAGAAGAAGATAAAAAAGAAGCTACAATTCCAAAAACTGAAGATCTAGCTAATATAGATTCCTTATTCTCATGAACCCAGACAACGAACTGAAATACCTACAAGAAAAGCTACACCAACGTAATACAAGGATTACGGGTACTTGGGTAAATATAAAGACTATGTTCTTTACTGTAGTAACAGTTATAGGACTTCTTGCTAGCTTGTTGTTGTTACCAGTAGCTATTATACTATTCGGCGGGGTAGTAGCTTTTATATTTTATAAGCTACGATTTACAGATCCTGATCGTTAATTAAGCAGTCCTTTATATAGTCCACCTTGCATGATATCAGAACCAATTTCGAAGCCAGTTAGATTATTGGCTTCATCAAATAGATTAGGGAACTGCATAAGATTTGGTGAGAAATCTCCGCCTAGCCATGAACTATTTACATTACCTAGCGTAGCTACTCCAGTACTATATTGTAAAGCTGCAGAGATTCCTACTGCTGTAGGACTAGCTTGGAGTAATTGTCTAGAAGATCTCTGGTTTCTTAGCCAATATGAAAGAAAAGCTGTGGCCCCAGTCATCTCTAATGCTTCTAATGAAGCAATTAATGACTCATCAAATAGTACAAAAGCATCAAGAGCATCATGCATAGCTCTTTTAAAAGTATGGCCTTGAATAGCCATAGCATGTTCTATCATTACATACCTACCTAAAAAGTCTGTCATTTGAACCATCTGTCGAGAGAAGTTATACCCTATACTTCCTTTAGCCCAAAATAAGGTAGACGCTATTGTTTGTAGACTTTTAGGAATTTTACCCCCAACGTCTTTTAATGCTCCTTTAAATAAAACACGCTTCATACGGTTAAAATACCCGTCAATCTGCGCTTCATTTAGATCTTCTACAATTAGTGAATCCAGTCCTGCTTTAACCATCTTGTCTAATTTATTTCGTTTGAGTCGTACTTTCAGTCTTGCTACTTTAAGTGCTTCAGGACTCTTTTGTTTATCTAATTTTTTAGTATTTATAAGATGTTGTAATTTTGCAATTTCTTGACTGTCTCGACTATATTTACGATATTCGTGAATACCTTCTATAACTTTATTAATAATATAAGGTAAAGAAATCTTTCTCATACTTAGCTGCGCAACATTAGAAAACATATTTCCAAATACTACCTCAGGCATTGCCAGTACTATTCTATTTTTACCGTACCCAACTGTCTGTCTAACAGCATAATGAGTCAATCCAGCTATCTGTTTAGCTCGCAGTTGTAGAGGATGGTCACCTTGAAATACTCCTAACTGAGTAATATCTAGTTGCTTAAACCCAAATACTTTTTCAACGATATCGTGCCTGACCATAAATGTATCGTTCTTAGCAAACTCCTGTATATATTCTCGAACTGCTTTAGGAAGTTTTCTGTATCGATCAATATATGGTCCATCCGGATCTAGGAGATCAATGAACTGTTCTGGGTGAACCTTTAACAGATCTGCTTGTTCATGAACTAGAAGGTTGACTGTTTCTATATCATTTTTAATTGTATTTTTACGATCTATTAATCTGGATTGCATGTGAGCAAATACGTTTTGGAATTCTAAATCTGGGCGTAGTAGTTCTTTTGTAGATTTATGATCCATCATTATACGAAAATCCGTAATTACATTTGTTTCCGGATGACGAACAGGACGAAATTTAAACCTAGGATCAATCTTTAATTGCTTAGCTAGAGCTGCCTGGTCTGTTTTAAATCTATCAATTGTATTTTTTACTTGACCAAAATTTGGTTTATTAGTTACAGGATCTATGTACTTAGGGTTCTTCATTAGTATTTCAGTTAATGTAGTTCCCATATTTCGTTGATTAGTCGTAGACATAATTCCAGAAATGTCTGATACTTCTGGCATATTTCTATTGATATACATCGTATCGTGTGTCTGATCTTTATCTGTAGTGCTAATAGGATATGAATGTGCATACCCAGCATCAGCCATTCTTTCTTTATCGGCAGCTGGTTTAATTTTTATATCAGTCAGATTATCCATACGTTCAACGATATATCCTTTCATCATTGGAACAGCATCACCATCAAATAATTCCTCACGGGATTCTGTTTTATAATGTATATGAGTATCCAGTAAATCAATAATTCCATTATCAGTAGCATTAGCATTAAATTCATTTTTAGATAAACCTTGAACTAAAGCAATCTTCCTTTCATCTACATCATCTAAAGCAACCAGCGTAGCAAATGCATCTAACCACCCAACTTGTTCTTCAGTAGGATCTTCTAGATGATCAAAAGCAATTGAAGCTGCACTATTGTACGCACCAGATATTCTTTCAGTATGACCTGTAGCAATCCAGTGCCCCAGTTCATCTGCGTATGCTATAGCTGGATCATTTGCTGTTAGATTTAATTTTTGTTTAATAGTCTTTTTTAGAGTACCTCTTTGTGCTACAGCATTGTTGTCTTTACCTATTAAGTTCATAATTTTTTGAGTACTACCTGGACCATTTAATCCTAAACCAGATGTTAAACGAAGACTTGCTAAGTCTGTTCTTAGTATTACATCAGTAAGTGCTTCCCTGGTTTCAAAAGACATTGCTCCATTTTCTAATTCATCAGGAGACATGGATTTCCAAGCATTATTAAACCAGTCTATATAGAATCTCTCAGTCTCTTGTCTTAATTTAGATATAGTAATTTTAGCATTTAATAATTGTTCTTTTAACTCATTACTTAATGCTCCTCCGCCAACTTCGTTAGCTACACCACGTAATGCATGATTTAACGTACTCATAAGTCCCATTCTATGAATCTGAACTGAGGCGTGATTACTAAGAGTAATATGCGGGACGTTAATTATTCCAGTAGCATATGTTGTAAGCACGTTTGTCATACCACTTTTCATTCGTCTCTTCCCATCTTTTGTTTCTTCTGAAATAGCTTGCATGGTTTTTCTTCTAATATTAAGACCTACTCTATCTGAAAAATCTCTTACAATTTGATCTGATTTATCTAGAAATTTATAGGTTTTACTCTGTCTTTGCGCATGCTTACTTTTATGCTTATTTTGAATTGCAACTAGATGCTCCATAATTGCAAGTGCTTCTGCGAGTGAAGAACTATTCTGGGCTCTGTATACTTTATATCCAAGTAATTCTTTAACAGTGTTTACAACTGCCTGAATAACGTCCATTAATTTACCCATTAATCCTTCTCTTTGACCGACAGGATTCTTCGTCATAAAAGCAATTAACTGCTTATTAGTACCGGAATACGCTAAGAACTCAATTAGTCTATCCTCTTCTCTTGCATTAAATGCATGATTATATTGTTTTTTTGCCATATCAATTTCTTCTGCTGTAGCTAAGCTAGTTGGTCCAGTTCCTGCGGGGCGAAATACTTTCCACTCATTACCTTTTCCGTATTCTTTTCCTAAGCTTTTATGAACATGTGCGTATAGTTTTTCAATACGATCAGCTACTAATGGTTTTTCATTTACTGCAATAGCAGTCATTCCATGTACCATTTCATGGGCGTATACTTCCTGAGGTGACATTCCATTACGTGTTACAGGACTTCCCTGGCTAAATGAAAGTGTCATACGTTCAGATTCAACCTCATATGTTCCTTGAGTGATTCCTTCAATTTGCTCCTCTGTCAATTGAATGCCTCTAGTTACCTCGAAACCCTCAGATACAATACCCATAACCTCATTTAGTACGCTAGTGTGCTCATCCATCGCTTCTTTACTATCGTAGTAGTTGCGAGAAAGAGAATTCATTCGGTTAAATAATTCACCTGCATTTTCACCAGTAATATCACCAGCATCTAAAGTAGAGTATACTTCTCCTTTATATGTACCTTTTAAAGCGAATAATAACTCATCTACGTCTTCTGGGGGTATGTCATCCTGTTTATTTTCATGCTCCTCCCTAGTTTCTGGCTCTGGTTCTACAAAATCTTCTGGCATACCAAAATCCCCTGGGTTTGCTGGATCATACCCTTCTGGAAATTGTTCCTCTAAAGCTTTTAAAACAGCTCTACCTTCTACTGTATCTTTTTTAGATAGGTCTCTTAAAAAATTCTCATTATCTATAAATTCGTCATCTGTAATATTTCCAGCGATAAGTCTATCTTGTATTTTTTCAAGAGCTATTTGGTCTGCACTTTTCTGTTCTTTAAAATCATCTGCTTTAAATCTAGTTTTCTTTGTTTTAGGTTTCTTCTCTTCTTTGAATAACTTATCTCTTAATTTAGTTAATATACGAGGAAACTCAGATACCCAAATATCCTGTCTTCCACCAGTATGAGTAATGGTTCTACCAATTGATTCTTTTAAAGCATCTCTAGCAGCAATAGATTCTTTTGATTGAGCAGAAAGAGATGCTTCTATTAGTTTTTCCATTAATTTTATATTGTATCTATTGTCTGTCTTTGCTGGTTTAGGATTACGAATTTTATTATTGAAGCCCCATCTTTTGTTGTAGATACCCGCGTCAAATTCACCAGACTTTAAAGTTTGATAAGCATGTTCTACAGATTTATATTTCTTTTCTTCATATGTAAAAGGCCTATTAGCAAGATTACTAAGAATTGTATTCTGTCCTGCTCCTGCCCATATATTTAATGGTTTAGTTGTAGGGGGTTCTGGAGCTTTAGGCTTCTTCTCTTTCTTTTTACGAGCTTTCCTAACAGACTCGTTAACCTTAGCTTTCTCTGCCTTATATATAGTACCGTTATCATTCAAACTGCCGGGTGGCATATACATCTGGAATGATTCCATTCCACCTTTTTTTGAAACAGTCTGATTCAGCTGTTCTCTAAATTTTAATACATTGTTTTTAACTGCCTTATTTTGAGCTACTAAGTCATCAAGAGTTTTTCTTTCTCTCCAGTTCTCTTTAAATTTATTGTCACGAGATTCATTAAATATAAACTTTTTTATCTCATCCATTCTAGTAGGAGTAGCTGTTGTGCGGGCGTTGTTGTACTCCATTTTTAGCTTGTCATAATCAAGACCATGTTGCTTTGCAAAGCGAGTTAATTTTTTTCCTAACTCTGAAATCTGTTTTTCAATAGCTTCTCGCTCATAGCTATCTTCATCTCTATATAACCCAATCGCTTTTTTATGTAACTTTTTAATTTCCCTTATTGTAACTAATCCTTCTTTAGTACGAGCTTCTCCTTCTCTAATGTCTTCTAAAGTTTTCTTATCTTCTTTCTTATCAGATTTCTGTAAGGCGGTTATATCAGCATTATCCAGTATTTCAGTTATTTTTAAGACTTTCTCTAGTTGATCAAAAGTTTTTTCTATAATGCTGTTATCCTTATTAAACTGCATGTAGTTTCCATTGTAGTTTTTACCGAATGGAATTAGCTGTCCTGGAGTTCCCATAGCAGCATCATGGAGAAGTAGTAAATTAGCATCTCCTTGCCATAGCTGACCTTTATCTTTAAGTCTAAATTTTTTACCTAGTTTAAGATTAGGATCTCCATTTACCGTTTGAGTTAGGATAGCTGCATCCATATTAATAATCTGTCGGATTAGAGCACTAACTCCCGGTTCAATAAACTGTAATTGTGCTGTAGTGGTTAGACGTTCTGTTCTCTTTCCATCTTTACCTTTAAGAAAAACACTAACTTTTGATTCCTGTATTCCTGTATCTGTAAAATCTTTTTCCTTACGTACTCGTTTACTCTTAGCTAAATCTACAAATCCTTCGTAGAAACTTCCATTTTTTGCAAGGCTGGATAGAGGTCCTGCGAATTGAGGATATACTTTAATTAAGTCACCAGTCGTATCTTGAATAAGATCACGAATTTCTCTTGAGGTTAGTTCAGTTCTATTTGCACGTTCAGATTTAGAAAGTTCTTTAGCATAATCAAGTACTTGTTTTCGTGATTCATTCTCCTTTTTAAAAATTTCTCTTTTTCTATTTTTAGCATTGAATATTTTGTTATCACGAGTAACAACATAAGTTTGTCCAGTACTCTTATAATAAAATTCAAGTTCATCTTGTCCAAGAGCTAGATCAACTAATCCTTCTAAATCATCTTTAAGAGCTGATTTTTCTTCATATTCTGCATTTACTTCAGCTAGTTTATCTTTATATGCTCTTTCATAATGGGTTATGAATACTCCGTGCAACATTTCTCCCATTTGAATTACGGATGTACGAGGAGCTATAACACTAGATCCAAGTAATTCATTTAGTCCATAATCTATTCTAGGAGCAATAGTTGTACTTATTTTTGCGTGTAGTGTTTGATCATTAATTTTTAGATTACGTGCTGTATTTGATTTTATGGCGCTTATAAATTCATCAGCCTCTGCAATTCCTCCTAAGTGTTTTAATGAATTTCCAAATGATTCCACTTCTCGATCTATATTTTCTACAGTTATGTCGTACTCTGCTTTAAATTGTTTTACAATTTTAGGGTCAGGTTTAGACTTCTGTAATTCGTTATAGACTCTTTGCATATCTCCTATTTGTGAGTAGATGTCTTTAATGATATCAGTGCTAACATCTCCGGAAATACGTTTCATTCCGCCACCATACATCTTCATCATGAAGGGGTATTTTAAGACATCACGCATTGCCTCATCATCTTTAAGAGCAGGATATAGAGCATTTAATGAACTATTTAATAACTTATATTGATTAGCAAACTTATTAAAATCAGGTTCTCCCTGATCATTTAGGTAACTGTCAGCTAATTTAGGGTATTTCTTGTTACGGTAGTTCTTTTGGTAATACTTCCAAGCAACTGAATAACCATTACCTAGCTTCTCAGCGTCTCTAACTAACTTAACTAATTCTTCATAAGCACCTATTTGCTCTAAATCATGCTGGTTATTCTTACCAAAATAGTTAGCAACCTGAGCTAGTTTCCTTACTAGTTCGTCACCTTCCCACATAGGAAATTGTAGGACATTCATAGCCCAGCCATTGGCTATTCCATCAATTTGAAATACTACGTCAGATTCAAAAGATGAGTTAATTTCACTTTTAAAATTGTTTTTGAATCGTTTGTCAGGAGTTCCATCTTTAGTAGTTTTAATAGCATTTACACTCATGTATTGAGATAAAGCAGTTACAGCATGTAAGAGAGATATGTTTCCTTTTGGAAAATCCTTCTTAACTGCAGACATAGCTGTAGCTAAATCTTTAGCTGCTTGTTTTTTATCTTTAGCAGAATTACGTTCTTTTGCTGAATTAAGTCTTGTTAAAGCATTAATAGCTGTTAAAACATTTTCATTACTGGTAATAGTATTAAAATCAGCTAGTGTATCGTTGAATTCTTTTTTATCTACTTTCTCCCCAAAATTCTGAGCAATTGCTAATTTAAATTGCCCAATATTATTTTTATTATATTTCTGCGCTTTCCAGGATTTTAATAGAAATCTAGCAACTTTACTTTGTTGAGGATTAACACGACCTGTCATCATAAGTCTATGATGATTCTGTAGTTCGTATTTAAAATAGAATTCATTTAGTTCCTCACGTGTATTTGCAGCAAGAAGTTCATCTAGTACATCCCTTTTATCCTTGTTAGATGACTTTATAGATTTCATCTTCTTGTCATGATGCAGAGGGATTTTCTTATTTTCAGAATCTAATTTCCATTGGAGTTTTCCATCTTTCATTTCTGTTTCATGCTCACTCTCAATATCCATCAGTTCATACAGCATTGCTTTATAATCCTGTAGATCACTAACAGTATCCATGGTTGCATTCTTTTCCCATTTAGCATTTTGAAGTTTTCTCAGGGCACTGAATACTTCTCCTTCTTCAAATATACTGCTAAAAGTTCCTCTAATAGATGTACTAACTGCTGGAGGTTTTTGTAGAGGTCCAGCACTAGGATCTATATTAGCCCCAACCACTTCAATTATGTTTTTAAGAGGCTTTTTAAATTTATCCGCAAACTGTTTGTAAACACCTGGGTTAACTTTAAGATGCTTATAACCATATGTTTCTGGGTCTCTAATGTCTTCTTCTGTTATATCTTTTGTATCGTTGTAAGTTCTCTCTGGGTCGTAATTACCAAAATTCCATATATGCGTTTCAATCGTAAAGAGCATATCTGCACCATTAGCTATCTCCATAGCCATCATTCCAAGACCTGGACCTAATGAATCAAAGTATGCATCTGCACCTGCTTGAGTTATGTGTGGGTGGTCTTTAGCTATCTTTTTAGATGAAAAATCCATGAGTGCTATGATATTAGCACCTTGATCTGCACCAGTATCATGATATCCATACCCTAATTCACTAACTTCACCTTCCTCGGTATCATTAAGAGTTTTATTATCTCCTCCAAATAAGAAAGATTGTTTAGCAAAATCTTTATCTCCCCATCTATTATTATTAGGAGTTTGTTGTCTAAATATCAGATTACTTAACATCATTGTAAATACTATTTGATCAGGTAATCTGCCTTGAGTGTTCTTAGGATTTTTAGGATCATCTCTGAGTAATAGACTTAGGGGCTTATTAAGAGCATCAACTCTGGCATTTACTAGTTCACTTGTAAGAACTACCTTCTCATTTTTATCGGCATCTATTATCTTTGTGTAGTCACCTTTGACGTTATATGCTCCTCCTTTTTCTACATGAAGACCACCATCTACAATTGTGTAAAGAGTATCTGATACTGTTTTCCCATCTTCTACTAAAAATACTTCGTCATCAAAACGTATCTCATCATGAATTATGTTATCGTATCTAGCTTTAAATGAATTAAAAGCTCCAACTAATACGCTAGCTGTTTCTGGTTTTACGCCTAAATCAATAAGTGCAGCAGTCAGCGTTTTATCATTATTAAAATCGATATCTTGGAGGGTGTTTATTCCTTTAACTTTCTTCAGAGGACCTATTTGAATCAAATCAGCGAATGTTGCACCTGCTAATCCCAGAACTATATCTAATGCTCGTCCTACAACATTTCTGTAGATCTGTGTAGCTCCCTCAATAAATGTCTGTAAAGGTTTGGGACCTATAAATGTATCTGCTTCTCCTTGTTCCCTGGCTTCTTGTTCAGAAGGCGTTCGCACAACAGGAGGAGCTTCATCAGAAACTGGAGGAGGACCTTCAGGTGGAATATCCTCTCCTTCAGGCTCTCTACCTTCAGCGTCACGTTTTTCGATTTGTTCGTTGAGACTTCGCATTTTGATGCCAAGTTTATTAAGTTCATTCCACTCCTCCTTAGTTTTTCCTTTTTTATCAGCAAGTTCATTAGCCCTCTTTACAGTGTCTTCTAATTGTTTGTCAAGAGTAGGCGGAGCTGCTTCACCAGTAGGAGGAGCTTCCTCACCTTTAGGAACACCAATACCTTTTATAGTTTCTTTTGAAATTGGTTTAATAACTCTTTCAATACCGTCTCTAGCTTGTGTTAATTTTCTAAGAACTTCTTCATGCTTTTCAATGCTTAATTCTTGGTCAGAAACTTGTCCTTTCATGGGAGATTTCTCATATCCCCTAACTACTCCCATAATATAATTTCCGTATGTTGCTTCTTGTTCAAGAGTCCTAATTAAGCTGTCAGAATTTTGATCAATTTGTGTAATGAATTTACCTTTATCTTGCTCTGCTTTAACTTCTGCTTCTGTCATATTTGTGACTACGTTATATCTCATAGTCCTCATACCGCTATCAGTTCTTGTAGATGTACCGACAACAGCAGCAACCTTACCAGGGGGAACAGTGCCCATTATGCTTCTAGCTTCTTTAAACTTATCTAATTTTTTATTTAAATTAGTAGAATGGGTCTCCATTCGTGAAAGAATAGTATCAACACTTTGATCACGTAATACTTTGTCACCTTTAAATTTTGTGTAAGCGTTTACTAGATCTGTGTAGTAGGAGTATAGGCCTTTCCACTGTTTAGATTCACCTTGAAGAATCTCACCGTGTACTCCTGCTAGTGTCTTTAATTTAGGATTTAGACTCTCTTGTTGAGCTCTTATAGCTTTTGCTTTACGGAGGGCAACTACATCTTTATAAAACTGTTGTTTAGCTGGAGGAAGAGAAGAATCATTAGCTTTTTTATCTACACTATCATCAGATTCTTTATCTATATTCTCAAAGCTTTCAATAGACCCCAGCTTCTGTACTTTTATATTTAACTTTTTCTTAAGAGCATCTATCTCTTTGCCATATGCAGCAAGAAGTTTAGTTCTTTGTTCATCAGTTAGATCTTTTTTACTTAATACTTCTAAACGCTCTGCTGGTGTTTCAGGTGATCTATCAGTACGTTCAACTACTTCTTCTAATTGATCTATCGGAACAGTTTCAGATAGTCCTTTAAGTTTTACATGAATTTTTCCATCTCTTACTTGTTCTGCTAATATATATTCTATAGTAAATCCTTGAGCTTCTTGTATCTTAGGATCTTTTGAACCCTTTATAGTAACAATATCTCCTACTCTCCACTCTCCTGATGGGTCAAAATTAGCATAATTTAAATCACCTGTTTCAACTTCCATTTCTCCTTGTGGTACTTTCATTTCTAATGTGATTGCACCATCGACAACTCCTACTCCCTTCAATCCTTCCTCAAATTTTTCATCTGTTATAGTGTTATCTTTTTTTACTTTTTCTTTAGTTTTTTCTTTTAGCTGACTTATTGGCTCATTTCTCCAATTTACTTCATAAGCTTTAGTGTCTCTAAATTCTGTTACTTCTTTAAGAGCAGCTTTTAATCCAGCTACTTCTGTTTCTGTTATTTCTGGATTAGCTGGTTGTTTTAATTTGTTTCTAAGTCGTTCTGCTTCTTTACGAAGCCCACTTAATTGAGCTTCTTGTTCCTCAGATAATTCAGTTTCTTGTTCAAGTGCTTTAATATCAGCTAGAGCGCTTTTAAGTGTTCCTATATCTGTCAGACCTGCAGCAGTTTCTCCAAATGTTAAAGCTTTAGGTATTTGACTTGCTAAATTATCTCGTGTCTCCATTTTAGAAGACAGTTCCGCTTCTAAATCAGATACAACTCGTTCAAGAGCTTCTTGTGGAGTTAGCTCTCCTCTTTCAATTTGTAAACTTAATGCTAAAAAATTTTCTTTAATATAAGTACTATCAGTTACTAATTCTCCATTAGGTCCTATTTCTGCTCCTTCACGATCTATATCTGATAGGTCTCTTATCTCTGCATTAATAGTTTCTAATTCTTTTGCAATTTTTGGATCAGTCTTCTTGTAATTTTCAATTTTTTGTAATTTACTCGTTATATTTTCTATTTCTGTATCAAGTTTTATTGCCCATAACCGATTATGTTGTGCTGCTTTTGATTCACTTGTTATTACACTACCAATACCTATGGCTGTTTTAGTTGTCAGATCAACGGCTTTTACTCCAGCACCTGTGCTAAATATTCCAAACGATCCAAGAACAAAACTTAGACCTAAATCACTTGGATTAGCAGTCCATCGTGATCTACCTTCTAAATTTTCAGGATCTTTGAGTGCTACACCTGAAATATACTCATCAGTTAATTCTTGCAATCCCTCAGCTCCCATTGCTTTAATAGTCTTAGCAGTAGGTGTAATAACGTATTTTCCGGTAAAACCACTTAACTCACGAACTGTAGGATTAACTGTTTTTGCTATTGCTTCTTGGGTCTTCTTAGCCCATATAACTGTTCCTCCTAATCCAGGGATTTGCCCGATATATTTAGTTAGTAGTCCTGCACTTGCTTTTTCAACAACTAGTCGAGCAGCAGATAGCATTTTAATATCTCGAATTACTTCTGCAGATGGCTCTTTTCCTTTATGTTTTTGCTTCCATTCTCTAATACTGTCTTGAGCCATTCCATTAGCTAAAGCAACAAACATACCTAGTTGTACAGGAATAGAACCAGCAGTAAGAGCAATAGTGTACCCAACACTATCCCAACCATGCGCAGCCATTGCTGATTTATCATTCTTTAAAGTATATATAAGAGCTTCAAGTGCACCTTTACTCTCTGCAATTGCTTTATAGGCTGCAGTAGCACCTGCCATATTTTCTCTATTTACCGGCCATTTACCTTTTTGTTCTTCAGCGAATTCTTCAATCCAATCAGATTCTTTTTGATTTTCTTTAGCTTTTAAATCTAACCTAGCAAGTAATTTATAGTTTTCACTATTTATAAATCTTTGTTGTTCAGCAGATAAGGTAGTGCTTTTTTGAATAGCTTTATACCGCTGTACGTCTTCAGGGGTAAGATCGTTATCATCAGCTAATTCTGTTAAAGTTGTTGGACCTGTAAATCCTTGAAATACACTTGCAACAGGAGTTATAAGACTGGCTATTGTTTGATTAGTAACTGCTCCTATTGTACCTGGTTGAGGAGCACCTTCTCTTACACCTTTAAAATTTGCAGCTTCAAAAGCAGCTATCGCCAAAGCATCATATTTTTTTAGTCCTACTAAATCTGATGACCCACCAAATCCTTTTACTCCCCAAGAACCATCCTCGTATTCAATTACTCTTCCGTGTTGTCGTTTAATCTTAGAAGGTTCAGTAAATTCAGGTCCTCTAGTTACTTTTTCAGCAGATCCTTCTAAAGTAGTAGGTCCTAATGCGTCATCCAGTGAATCTAAAGACGAACTAAGATCACCAAGACCTGAATCAATACCTCCGATATCTAAAGGATCGGAATATGTATCTCCAGTAATGCTTTGTTCTATAACATCTATGGCTTGATCAGGACCTTTGGTAGGAGGTCTACGAGGTTCTATTTGTCTTGTAATAGCTTCTTCTTCTGATTCTACTAAAGATGACCCGACTACGGCATCATAAGCCTTATTCGCAAGATCTCCTGCCTTATTATAAGCATCACCAACAACATCAAGTATAGTTCTATCACTTTGAAATTTAGCTGTATCTTGTAGCGCTCTTAGTCTAGCTGTATCATTTTCTTTATCTTGAGCAGCTAGATCAGCAGCATCAGCTCTTTCGGTAGGAGTTCCTATTTGACTTTTCGCGGGTTCTTTACTTGGAGCAGCTAATTCATGACCTAAAGCTACTATTTGAGGTCTATTTAATGTTGAGTCCTGCATTTTCTTTTTGAACTCTAATAGACGCTCAGCTTGTACAGCTAATTCGTGTTGCTTTTCTGCATCAATACTAGTATCAGGATATTTAAGACTTACTCCGAATTCAGGTCCATAATTCTCTACCCATTGCTCAACTGCTTTTCTATTTCCTTCAGAATTATCTGGTTTATTTGAGTCCCAACTTATACCTAATTTCTTACCATGTTTTTTTATAACTGATTTAGCAAATTCAGTAATATTAAGCTCAGCTTTATTAGTAGCTTGTATAAGACTCTTTGAAAAATTAGTTATGCTGTCACTTAATTTTGCTAATGCTCCAGGTTCATCAGGAACTAGCTCTTCTTGACGTTTAGTTCTCTCAATGTTTTGACGTTCTATATCAGCGGTATCAGTTATAGAAGACGTAATACTTCCCGTTAACTTATCAACATAGTCAATAGTTTGAGTAGAATTATCTTTTCCTGTAACTTGAGGTAAAACTGCTGCAATTTGTTCCCAGCTTTTGACAGGACCACTAACTCGTTTCATTGCGTTAGTAATATTACCCATTCCTGCATTGTAAGCTGCAGCAGATATTTTCCATGCTTCAGTTGGTGAAAAACCTTGTTTAATATATCTATCAAAACCTGCTCTTAAATATTTTGCGGAAGCATTCAGATTAGATTCAGGATGCCAAACAGATCCGGGTCCACCCTCTTCATCTAAAGTAAGCCCCATATCTTTAGTTGCAGTATCTGGCATAAATTGACCAAGACCCATAGCACCCGCATTTGATTTTGCTCTAGGATTCCAAGAGGATTCTTGTTCAATTAATTGTTTGAATATGGCTTGAGGAACATTATTAGTTAATGCCGCTTGATCAGCTAGTTGTACCAAGGCAGGATCTGGTGGTTGTGGACCTAAAGGCTTCAGCATATCCTCTTTTGTAGGTGCTGTTGGAAGATCTACAGTAGGTAGTTCTTCAGTACTTGGTTCTTCTCTAAATTGAAAGCCTGAATCAGGTAGGGATATTTGGGGTATTGTAGATAGGGTTTTATTAAAAGCTTCATTCGCTTGTCTTAATGTTTCAGCTTGTTGAAGCTTTTGTATAGCAAGAGCTTTATTCTCTAAAGTTCGTGCTTTAGATATATCATGCCGAGAAGGAGTTACTACTGTATTTTGACCATTACCATTAGGAGGGTTATTAAATTCTGTTAAAGCTTGTATAGTTTCTGCGTGATTAAGTGTACCGTTTCCATTAGCCATATTGTTATATCAATCATATCTTTGTAGTTAATGAAATTACTTTGTAGCTGCCATGAATGACATTATAATTTCAGAAAAAGGATTACCCATGGTAGGTTGCGCTTTTCCTTTATTTGCAGCTTGCCAATCTCTCAATTGTTTAGCTTTATACGCCAAAGCTTCTTCTAAGTCTTTAGCTCCCCGTTTAATATCAAATGCTGCATTTCCATCTTTAGAACTTACAGATCTTCTATGGTCTGGTATATTTCGTTTAAATAATTGTATGAGTTTTCTTATATTATCCCCACCCATATCAGACCATTTACGTGTAAGAATAAAATCCGGCTTGTCCCCAAGAAATCTAGTCATAGTATCTGGGTCTATATGAACATTATTTACTAACATACGTCTTACTGTTAATAAATACGCATCTCGTGCTTCCTTGGATAATAGATCGTTCCCGTCCTCATCTAAGAAGAAATTATTAAGCTTATCAGTTACTTCACTTACTTGTACGCCAAGTTTGTATTCTTCATTTGGACCTATAAGTGCCGTTCCACTAACATCACCTTTCAAGTATCCTTTTTTCTCCCATTTCTCTAATAATTCACGATTAATAGTATTTGTTAACCCCTCTTCTTTTCTAAGAGAAATTAGTCTATCTATTTGACGGCCTTTAAAATCTAATAATCCTTTAATTTTCTTTTCCTCATGTTCTGTTCTAACTTGAGCTGTTCGTTGGCCTCTTGCAAAAGCAGTACTTAAATTTGTATCTCCATTAATAATATTATCTATTTGTCGATCTAAAAGCTCATCAGGTAATCCTTGGTTAAACTTATCTCTATACACTTTACGTAGTGCATCTTTAAATCGTGCTTGAATCCCAACAGGTACTTCTCCTCCTCGAACAAGATTATTAATTTGATCCATTCCTGATACTTCGTATTTATCTCCCTTTTTCCAATCAGGCCCATCTTCAGCTCTAGTTCTTGTAACCGTAGGTATTATTCTATTAAATAATGTTCTTGCTTCACCAAATCTGCCGCCTAAACCACTTCCAGGATTTATATCTGTACTCTTTAATGCTTGCATTATTTGCGGTGTATAGCGTTCCTTAACTTCTTTAGATGTTTTGTTTCTTCTGAAATGACTTAGTAATGCATTTACGTCTCTATTAATTGCTACTGAATTATTCGTAAGCATAGAAGCGTCTAAATTATTTCCTAAAGTATTTATCTCCCTATCTCCCGCAGTGTATGCTCCTTGACGTGCAAACTCAGGACCATACCGAGAGTTCTTAATCATTGCTTCAGCTTTACTTCTAATTGCTGCTTGATCTTTCAGGAAAGGAAATCTTTCTCTTATATTAGCTTCAGCAATTTGAACTGTTTTCTCGTAATTATCTGGGGTAAAATTTTCTTTAACTAATATACTGCCATCTTCACCAAGACTTTCAACACCAACTCCTTGAGTAATAGTCTCAGGTGAAAGAACAAAATTGTGTCGATCAGCTAAATTTTTATAAGCAGCTGTCATTCCTGGAGCTGTAACATCATTCTGAAGATTATATTGTGTTATTCCTGATAATGCCTGTTCATACTCAGGTGTTCCAGGCATATGTTTATTAAGATCAAATGCTTGTTCTCGTTCGATCTTTTTATGGCTTTCGCTTAGAAGTTTATTTTTTACTTTTACATCTTCTAAATAATCCTCTTGACCTTCTGTTCTAAATTTTTGCATTGCTGGATTAATTTTTCCCATGTCAAAAAGACCTATACCTCTGTCTTTTAACAGAGTCTGACGTATCTGCTCATCCTGCATAGGATTTCCAGTATTAACAGCTTGCATCTCACCAAGTAAATTTTGTGTAGTTCTCTCTTTTTGTCTATTAGCAAATCCTTTAAGACCTGCTGCATTTTTTTCATCTAGATCTATAAGATCACCAAGAATTTGTCGTGATACGCTTAATGTACCAGCGGGGTTTGCTGCAGATACTTGTTTTGCTGCATTTCTATAGGCCATAATAAATCCTTAAGCGTAAGTTGTTGGAGTCCAATTATCAATGGTTCTTTCCGCTTCACCCTCTTTACGACTCAAGTTATTCCAAAGACGTACTTGGTTTTGCACATTTCTTCCTTCATCTCTTTTTGCGCCTGCTAAATTATACCTTAATGTATCCATATTCATACCATGCAATTCCCCAGCTCTTTTATGTTCTTCTAACATCATAGGTTTTTTGAAACTTTCATTTTGCCATATATCATACCCTGTTCCAAGTGCATCAAGTATGGTTCCAACATTTCCTCCTGCCCAATCTCCAAGATCACCAAGCCAACCTTTATCTTTTGGTAAAGGATCAAAACCAGGATCACCTGGATTACTATTAAAACGTGATTGATTACGAGGACTCCATATATTAGCAAAACGCTGAGGATTAAGATAACTTCCATCACTCATACCAGCAGTTCCTTGCACTCTACTAAGTACGCTAGGACTTGAACCTTGCTGTAACTGTCGCCATGCTTTAGCTTGCCACTCTGGATCGTTCACTGCACTATAACTTCTATTCTCTCCAGGATTTCTTTGTTGCCATGTTAATGGGGGTGCCATAATTTATCTCCTTATTTACTACTACTAATATAGTATGTAATATTACCTATATTTATCTTAATTGTCTATCCTTATCCATATATAGAACTATAGTGATCTAAAGCGAATGGATCAGTGAATGGAGCTAGAGTATTCATTGCATGCCAATCAGTTACTGTTGCTCTATAAAACCATTCTCCTGATAATCGTGTATTTTTCATTTTATTCATTGTTCCAAGAGGAGCTCTGAGAGGATCATTACCTGAATATACATCAGTAGAATCTTTTATTGCATCGATTTCACTCTGCAATCCTAGTCTTTCTCTATTCCAAGCAGCTCTTTCTGCAGACATTTCTTCAGCTAATGTATTAACACTCATACTTGACATAGATCCTATGCCTTTTAAAGCTGCCATAGCAATCTTTGTAAGATTCATAGGATTTAAAACATTACTAAAATTAAAGGATGTCATATTAGTAAACTGAAATCCTTGAGGATTTATAGACCCACCTGAAGAAATTGTATTTAAACTACCTCCTCCCTGTCCTATTTGCCAGCCTCCTGTATTTCCATAACTACCTACTGGTGCTGTATTTGGAGCTGATCCATATGTAACATTACCCTGGTATGCGGACATACCTACCATAGCAACTAAATTAAGAAGCATTGCTAGTCCTTCATTATCTCCAGCTATTTCTGTAATAATCATCTGAATAGCTATTTGAACAACGAAATCAAAAAGTAAGCCAGGTAATGCTGCAAGTATAATACCTGCAATAGTACCTAAAGATGCCCCTGCTCCTATAGCTGTAACTATCTGACCTGCTAAAGTACTTCCTAATGTCTCTCCTAAATAAGCTGCAATTTCCGGTGCGAACACTATTATAACTACAACAATAACAATAATTACCAGAGCTTGAAGAAAACTCATGCCTTCGTGCACAATAACTTCATAATGAGCTACATATATGGATGCGTGAGCTCCTGCTAAAAAGAGTTTACTAACTCTATCATTGGATAAGTCTTTGATAAAAGTATGAATAAATGGGACCATTAAATCCCCTTTATTCCCAAGATTAAATTTAACTACTCTAAAATGCCCGCTAGACCCATCAACAACTCTACAAGTAGAAATTGGAGCAACTACTGTATAGGCATCTAGTCCTGAAGGCTTACAACAATAGTAAGTAATTGATTGTCCTACGGTTGTTTCATCTGAAGCTGATTCGACTAGTCGTAATACGCCTGAACCATTATTTTCATATACTAAATCAGGGGTTAAATGTTTTAAATCAGCAGTAGAACCATCTGCTTCTTGTAAAACAGGACTGGGATTATTATAAGAAAGGCGGGTAGTTACTTGTAACCAATTAGTAGCTTCTCCGCTAGTAGTACCTGGATTAGGTACACCATTGCCGTCTAGAAAATCTTGTACTTCATCCAGATCATCTGCTTTATAACCTACGTTATAGGTCCCTTTTCCAGAAGAAACGTAATAGTTATATACTAAAATATTAGAGGAATCGAATTTAGACATATCTGAATAATATATGCCATTTTCAACACTTCCACTATTTGCATCAATAGTAGCTAAGCTAGTGTGTTCGAATGTAATATATGACCATTGGTACGCTAATTTATTATCATCTGTTGTAATTAATATATTATTCTGTGGTTTGTCATCTCCTATTGGGGAATCATTGTAAGTACCTTGTGTAACTCCCTGTGCAGGATATAAATTTTCAAACATGGTGAACAGGTACGACATTCCTGCCTGAGAGGTATCCCACATTCGTACACCAAAGTTCACATAAATGTGATCTAAATCCCCCCCTGGAATACCTGATTCCTCTAAAATCGTATCAAGAACTGTTTCAGCATCTAAATGGATTATATCTAGTAAGTCTTCAATTTGATCCTTTTTAGTTGTCCCAAAAGTAGTGTAATTAGAATTACTTAGTCTTAGTGGAACACAAGGAAGTGCTTCAATAGTAGCACCGTCTATATCAATAGGTTCTTCTATAGTATCTAGATCAGTATATGTTCCCGATCCTGCTTGATATATAAATAGGTATTGCCTAGAAGGAGCACTGTCTCTGTAATAAAAGGAAACGTAGTGTAATTGAGTAGGTTTAGTAGGTGCTGTGTAGGTTCTAGTTATACCCCCAACAGTTGCTGCATTGTATACTTCAACTGTATAGGTATCCAGTCCTGAATTATAAACAATTGTATTAAGATCAGCTTGCCATCGTTCATCAGCAAATACTTCATCTTCAGTAGCTATTTCACTAGTTATATCAATATCAAAGTGATTAAGAGATGGGGTTACTGTAACCGTATCTGTAGCAGGGGTAATAGGACTAGTACTCGTTGTAGAGTGATCTACTCCTATTGTGTTAGTTCCTACGTTATATCCTGCATTCTCTTGAAGCCAGTATTTAGCCCAATCAACTTTTGACAATGCTCTTAAATAAGAACCTTCAGGAGTACACGGAACACCGTTGAGAGTATTTAATGCAGCTGTTAACTCAGTGTAATCTATAGTTAAAATATAGGATTCTACAGTAGGGAAATTTTCGAAATAATTCCCATTATCTATAAAATTCATAAAATCTTGTACATTACCCTTAAGACTACGAAATACACTGTGATAAATAAGATTACTGATAAGATCTTGATTGTTTAAAATACTACGGATAAGTGAATTTAGGAGGGGGTTCTTCTTATCTACATCTTCAAACAGAGGGATATTATGTACTTCAAAGTATTCAATAACTTGGGTACTTCCACCATCAAAACCAAGTAGCACCATGATGGCTTGTATAATTACCTCAACTATTTGTATAACAGTTTCGACTATTGATACAATAACATCTACTATTGCTGAAAAAATATTAGCAATAAAACCCATTAAACGCCCTCCTATTAAGTAGGCTCGGCGTTAGTTATTTGGGTATTAATATTACCTGTACCTGTTGTGTTTAAGGCATTTACGCCTGTAGAAGCTGTACCTGCGGTAGAAATATTAATAGCCCAGGCATCTAAGAGAGTTTTAAGGTATTTCTGATCTGCATTCCATTGAAAACCTTTTGCCTGTTCAGTAACTAAACTATTTGCTTTACCAACGACACTAGTAGCCGTAGGGGCTGTTTTAGTTGCTTGTTCAGTTTGAGCAAACTCTGTGATCTCTTTTTGAAATAATAGAGATTCCTCAGCGTTACCTTTTTGTACGCCTATTGTATAAGCTACAGCTTGTTGCACAGTAGCCTGTATAGCTGTTAAATATACTGTCGCGTAATCACTACCAGTAATTCTACCTAGATTAAACTGGGCAGCCATATGCGCATTAACAGTTTCCATCATATCGTCAAATATACCGGTACCTGTTACTACATTATTGGCATCTGTAGCAACACCAGCAGTTAAATTAGCAATAGTTATAGCCATTAGGTAGCTCCTACGCTAAAACCTGCAGCTTTATTAGCTGCAGCAAGTGTTTCTAATTCTTCTTTATTGAGAGGAGGCAAAATTTGTACATTAAATTTTTTGGCATTGTATGGTTCTAATACTTTTTCACCATTAGCTCTAGTAACAGTTTTAAATTTTTGCATTTGAGCATTTTCAATTTGATCAAGAATAATCTGTGGAACATGCCAGCCCTCTTCGTTATTAAATGGTACAAACTTTTTAATCATTTGACCATTGTTAATTCCTGAAGCTCCGACAGTAAAAATAAGTCCTGGGTAATTAGCCATACTAGAATCATTAGGAACAACCACTACTCGAGTAAGCTTCATAGCTCTTTTTTCTGGAGTTTGCATAGCTGCTAAATGTTTTGCTTTCGCAGCTCTAGATGCTTCAGTAGATCCAGGGAGAGAACTAGAAATAGGCTTTTCAGGATCTTCTTTATACTCTTTATTTCTAACGTCAGCTAGAGTAGAAGCAAGCTTCTTTGTTCCAGTTTTATGATGTAACGTAACTCCATTATCTGTCAATTCTTGTCGAATTTCTTCGTCTGTCATTGAGTTAATGGGAACTGCTGATGTAGTGTCTTCCATGCTTCCTCCTATTTATTGGTTTCTATTTTTATACAGAGTTCTGTACTTTGCTACTTGTTCTGGGCTCATTCCTTTAGTATTTCCTGCTAGAAGTTTCTTTTTAATATTGGCAGGTACACTGTTCCAGCCTCCTCTAGATGTAGATGCAGCTTTAGGTGCAGATTTCTTTGCACCTGATCCAGATACTGGTTTACCTGTTCTATTATCTAATTTAGTTGTTGTTCTTTTACCAGTGTCTTTAAACCAACTGGGATGTGCTTTTCTAACTTTGTCGAAACCTTTTTTTCCTCCCCCAGCTGCTCTGATTGCGTTTCCTGCTTGTCTCGCTAAATGTGGTAGTACTTGCCACATAACTATTCTCCTTTAAAATTGATACTCTTTATAAAAGACGAGCATGTTTCCTCATTCTACCTTTTGAGCCCCATGATCTACGATCTTTTATTATATCGTCCATATCTTTCTTACTTGTCATCATTGATTCTTCAGCTCGTTCAAGCCATACTTCAGGTTGCTTTTTTCCTAAATTTTTCATATTTTTCTTTAGCTGTCTTTTTGGTATCTTTTTTGATTTTTTTGAAGCTTTTTTAGCTTTTTGAGGTGTCTTCTTACCCTTACCTTTTGCTAATTTAGCAACTTTACCCATTAAACTACCAGCCATGACTGTCTCCTATTAAAAAGTCTCCTCCTCCCGCTACTCTGCGAGCAGCGGTCGGAGGGACGATCAAACAATGTTAATTATACTGCTGTTTTACATGTCCAAATAATACCAAGACGCTCTGGACGGAGTGCCATAAAACCGTAATACCATTTGATGGAGTAGAACCCTACCTCACCATATGGATCATCCAAAGAAGCTATTTCTTTACCAGGCTTCTTATGGTTAACGGTAAATTTAACACTCTTTCCATCAGTCTGGAAACCGATAGTAGTGAAAGCACCATCACCAACAACCAACATTGGGAAGACATCTGCACCATTCTTACCGGTACCTGCAGTGTCAGCGGCAGAAGCACCACCTTTTACGTCATACTGCATTTCTGGAACTACGACAATACGAAATTGATCAACAGAACCAATTTCACCATGCATAATAGTACCAGCATCAGCATATTTTTCTACACCAACAAAGCCGGAACCTACAGCAGAACTAGGATCAATTCCCGTCATTTTACGTACTACAGGAATTAAGTCAGTTCCTATAAACATGACTCGACCACCATTAATGGTTTTCGTATCAACCATACGAGAACCACTAATAATCTTTGTTTGCTTAGGAGTCTTATTATCATCCAAAGCAATAGAAAGATTCATCAAATCATTATAGGTAACAACTTCATCAACATCTAGAGCACTACCAGTAGTAACAGCTGCTGCACCAGAACAGTAATAAGCAGTACCACTAGAAGTTGCGGTAGTAATCAAATCATTCTGAAGCTCAGCTTCAGTCAATTCATTAGCACCAACAAGAGCTTCCTCAACAATATGAGACAACAAATCTGCATCAGAATCGAAGTCCATTGATTCTTGAGTGTACTCAGTAAAAAAACCACGTTTAAGCAAATCCCCTTCAACTTGAGTACGCGTGAAACCTACTCGGTTAACACGACCGCCGTTCTCACGAAGAGTTGGAATCTTCTTTTTAATAGCACCAACATCTTTATATGAACCATAAAAATTTTGGTCATTTTGTGCAACGTCTACAGCGCCGGTTTCTGCTATAGCTAAAGCTTCTGTAGTAGTATCAGTAGATATTACTGCACCAGCAGAATTCCAAGCAGTCCAAGTACCTGCTTCAGTACCAGCTGCAAGTCCATCTTCACCTAGTCCTTGAGAACCTGTGTTAGCTACATCAACTAGAGGAACATAGACATCTTGTTTAATTTTCTTACCCATATGCTTAGGCATCGCCCGTACATCAGCCAAAGGCATAAAGTACTGGTGATCCCGGACAGCAATAAGGGCTTTCTTAAAATAATAATCCATTACCGCTTGGGGACCTATACTGGAAGCTGTTCCAGCAGGGGTACCCTGTACGGGGGAGTTATATAAAGTTTCGCCAGCCATTGTATTGTCCTATTTTAAATAGTGATAAATTACCGGACAGCATACTTCTTCATAAAATCTTCATCTGATAAACCTAAAAAGTTATCATCAGGTTTAGATTTTTGTGTAGTAGCTTGCTTGACCGGTGCTGCTGCTTTTCGTTTTTTATCACGATCAGCCTCAGCTTTTTCGTCAGTTTTACTTGATACTTTCGACTTCCCAACAGGTTTTTCAGGTTGCTTAAACATATTATTTTTATTCATATATTCTGCAACTTGTCGATACGCTTCTACATCAGGAATTCCATCTAGTTTACCTAGTGCTTTTTCCTGTTGTAATAATGCGTTTACTTCATCATAAATACCATTAGCCATATGTGCATTAACAATCCCAATAATTTCAGGTTGGTCTGAGATAGTGCTTCTACTTTCTGTATCCCATTCCTTAGTTAAAACATTAATGGTTCTATTAAATGTTTCGGTATCTTTGATGTCATCGAGTACACGATCCAAATTATATTCTTTATCTGTAACAGAATAATTAGTTGGTTCGTAGTCTGTGGGTGCATCTTTGTCGATTTCTAAAGGATCTACATCACTTTCTTTTACAAGCTTAGCAATAGCTTTAGGGTCCTTTTTGGATAAATCAATTAGATTATTCAATTTAGCTTCATCAAGAAGCTCATTGTTTTCTAACATCTTAATTATCTTCATATTGGGCTTTAATTTGCCCATCTTCTTCTGATAATTAGCACCCATCTGCATTAGACGGATAATATCCTCAGGACTCTTAACCTGCATATCAATGCCATTGGCCTTGAAAGGTTCAGATACCTTTTTGTAAGCACTTTCGTAATCAAACTCTGTAGTTTCCGGAGTATCCTCCTCTGTATCAGTCGAGTCTGCGTTACTAGTATCAAGAGATTCTGTCGTACCACTATCAGCGAAAGGTTCATGCGCCTTCTGGGTATCCCCTTCAGGTTGGCTTACTTCTTTCTCTTCAGGTGTAGCTTCAGTTTGCTCCTGTGCTTCACTTACCTCCTCTTCGGAGGTAGCAACCTTATCCTCATCAGTTTTATCTGATGATTCAATTTCTTGTTCAGCTGGCTTTTCGTCTGTTTCAGCTAAAAGCTCAGCAGGATCTTTTTCTAAAAATTCTGTATCAGATAAGCCTAAGGAGGTTTGTGTCATACACTAATCTCCTCAGCTAAAATTTCTTCACGAGTTTCTTCATGTTCACCTATAGCTTGATCCATTTCGGCACCACGTCTCATAACAGATTCAATATAATTAGCTAAAGCTCCAATACCATATTGCATGTTATCAATTAACTGCATTTGTTCAGGAGTAAGATTAGAACTTTTAGCCATAACTAACCTAGCTGCTTCTTCTTTAAAATACCCCTCACCAATAACATCCTTCCATGATTCACTAGCTGTTAATTTAACACAATTATCCCTTAATTTTCTTAACTTTTCAGCCATTTCAATTTGGATTTCAACTTGTTCTAAATCTGTCATACTCCCCCTTGTGTTTTAGTTAGTTGATCAAATGCACTTTTATCAAGATTAGATAACCTATCGTGCTCCTTTGTTTCCATATTAGCTTGTCTATCGTATTCTTTACTCTCCATGTTTTGAGCATGCTTTCTGCCTTCCATATCCATTTCTCTCATATCTCTGGCTCCAGACTCTCTATCAACAAAGTCTAGATCCTTATTATCAGAATCACTATGCATACTTCGTGCTTTAGCAAGTTCTGTTTGAGTCTTGGCACTCTTAAGCTCAACATCAACTGCATTCTCTTGACCCTTAGCAGTTTCATTCTGAACTTGTGCTTGGAGTAATGCTAATTCTAATTGTGCTTTTTGTTGTGCTAATGGATTGGGTTGAGGTTGGTATTCGGCAATGCGTTTAGCTAAATCAGGCATCTTACGTAATTTAGCGATATCAGCTAATATCATCTGGCTCATTTCTGGAGGCATAGTATTACCCATAGTTTGTAGCATAAATGCTAGTTCACTACCTTTTTGTTCATCAGCTTCAGCAGTAGAAATATTAAGCTTAATATCGTATTTCCCTCCTAAATCATTTCGATTAATAGCTATAAACTTTTCATTGGTAATACGAATAATTTCTTCGTCTTCCAGGAACTCTGAATTCATTGAAATAACTTTACGACCAATCTGATTTAATCCATTAGAGAGTCTACGTAAAATACCCAATTCACGTTTAGACGTAGCATCAAGTGCTGATCTAATACCAGTAGCCGTAACTCCTAATGCTTGCCCTGAAATACCTTGAGTAAATGCTTTAACGCCTGTTAATGCTTCAGCATCGTTATTCTGCATGTTTAATACTTCTAATGCAGATCTAGGAATCTCTGGATATACTTCCATATGGAATGCTTGTCTAGGATCTACGTTAGCATTAAACTTATAATCCTCACCTCGTTCAAATTTACGTGCATTAGTTACATCAAGGGCATCTTTTCTAATACCTTGTTGCCCGCTAGCGCTACGGCCAATAATGTCGATAATGCCACGAGTAACAGCACCCACGATTTTTTGATTGTCTTCAATAAGAGCTGCATCGGGTTCTCCATAAATATTCTTACGTCTAGGTAAATACTGAACTAATATAAAAGGGAGTTTCTTATCTGGGTAAGGATTTTCTTCCATTCTAATAAAAGTATCACCTACCCAGGTAGCTACAAAAGGTTTAACCTCCCCAGTATCATCAATATCCCAAAACCCCCAGTATTCTCTAGCAATAACTTTTTTACGGGCTTTATCTTGAAATGTAAAAGCATCATCATCTGTATTAACTGCATGATCAGGCTCAGATAATACTGAAGCACTTTCAAAATTAATATCATCAAGATTTTTATATCTTCCGTCTTTCTTAAGTTCTGATAAAGATGTTTCAAAGCTATAAACAGCAAAATTAGCTTTTTCTATATCCCCTTCACAAGTAGGATCTAATACTAAATTATTATAATCACACACTGTTAATACAGGTTGATTCTTAGTAGTAATAGTCTTTATTGATGATTTTTCACCTACTTTAATTTCTTGTTGAACAGGTTGACCATCTGGACCTGCAACTACTTGCATCTCCATTACATCTTTATAGACCTTACGCTTATCTTCTTCAAATTCCCAACCAACACGTACAACTACAGTGCCCTCATCAACTGCTGTTCTAACATACTCATCAATAAAAGATACTTTATCCATGCGGCAGTTAAGTTGGTAGTTTAATAACATACCATTCTGTACTGCAGAATCTTTATCTTCAAATGTTTGAGGAGAAGTATTAAATAGATCGTCTGTGGATAGGAAGGGTTCTGATAAAGCAGCGTAACGCCATTCTGCTTGTCTACGTGCTAATCTAGGTACTAATTTAGAACGTCCTCTTTTAGCATTAATAGTCTGATCGCCATCAAGTACTCTTAACCAAGCATCAACCTCATCAACATGAACTTGATGGGCTACCTGGGCAGATTCATGATCTTGTTTAAGATCAGCAAGACTAGGTGGATTACTCCAATCAGGAACTAAAGTAGAAGCATCTGTTTCAGTTGTATCTAAATTAGGATCGTCTGCGTGGCTCATGTGGTGCTCCCAGCTTGTTCTTTATGTTTATCATAGCTACTGTATTGCTTTTTAAGAAAATTATCAACCTTATATATCTTAAAGCCATTTATTGTATCATGATAATTTAAATAATTCTCAAACATAGAACTTGTTACTCCTAAAGGTATAGAACAGTATATATCATCTGCTTGTACTATTTCAGATACGAAATACTTCCATACCTTAGCAAAGTTTAACTTAGCTGCCGTATTAGGAGCAATAAATACTCCTGCTATCATATAACCATTTAAAGATCTATCAAATCTATAAAATAAAGCAGATTCTCCTTCTTGTATCATACTAGCATGCGTAAATATCATAAAATCTCCACTACAGCAGATGAATATACATTACCCATACCGGCTCCTAAGCTAAGAAATTTACCAGATTCTTCCTGTATTGCCAATGCTGTTTCTATAGCAGTAGCTGCTCCCATAGTGTGTCCAATACGTAATTTATAGTTAATTAATTTAATATCTCCAAACTTATCTTTAATTATTTCTTCTTCAATTCTATTATCCGCAGAAAACGTGCTATGCATTTTAACAAAATTAATGTCATTTGTATTTACCATATTAATAACTTTTTTATACCCTTCCCCAGTTTCTGATATCCCCAAGGGACTAGAATATGATTCAGATGCAATATACATATCAGTAATTTTAGCTAATATTGAATGCCTGCATAGTGCTGGTGTAGTTTCAAATACTGATATATTACAACCTTGACCTAATCTAAATTTAGTAATAGATGGGTCGTCTTCCTCGGCGGCTAATTTAGTTAATCTATTTTCTCCAAATATAGTTAAGTAATCTTCTGAAAGTCCATTATCTACCGAAATAACTACTACAGCATCTAATCGTTTTAAGGCTAACATATTGTAAGCTGTATACCAAGCAGAGTGGCCGCTAATACAACTAGTACTATCAGTTGATATGTAATCAAAAGACCCAATTTTATTGGCAATATATCCTGCGTATACCTGTGTAATCCCCATTACAGGTACTCTATACGAAGGATATTGCGCTGTACGAGAAACGGTTGTTAAGTACCCCGTCCAGATATTATTTCCTCCAGCTAATATTAGCCCTATTTTATAGTTATTTAGCTGTGTTAATGATTGAATAAATTGATAGGTCCCAGAACTAGCTCCATGCTTACCCTTTAAAACATAATCAACTAATTCTCCGGGCATAATTTTTATGCCTTGTTCAACAGTAAAACCCCCACCATTAGCTATTTGGTGCCCATATTGAGGATAAGGAACATGATCTAATAAAGTTATATCCTCAGAATATACTGAATTAGTGTGGGTTACATACATCTTTTAGAATACTCTTCTGCGTCAGCATATGTGTAAGTTTTAGTAGCTTCTGCTGTAACAAATTCTTTTATTGATTGAATAGTTAAGTTTTCTTTTTTAACAAAATCCTGTAGTTTAGATTCCGGAATACCAAACATATGGCATAACCATACAAAAAATACGATCATGCTTAAACTATCTAGCCGACCCATATCAATCCGTTCGTCCATAGATTTTAAGGGAATGTACTCTTCTCCTAATGGTGCGTCTAGTTTAATTATCATATTAATGACAGAAAGAAACTCTTGATCTGTAAAACTAAACTCTAAGGAATTCATATGTTATCCGAAGTTAAAATATATAAACCAAATAAAAAAACTAACAAACTTGAACATTGTAAAACAATTTCAAAGGAAGAAGTCAAGATAATATATGATTCAGCATTAGATAAAAGTGATTCACATATAAATCTTAGTGGTTCGAGGTATAAAAATTCAGGGAAGAAAACACACCCTAACCATACGAAATCAAAACCTGCAACTCATTCACAAATAACTAAGTATGCTCCTGGAGCTAGAAAACAAAAATGTATGATGTGTAAAAAGACATATTATGCTACAAATAAAAGAAATACAAAGTTTTGTAGCCAGAAGTGTGGGAGGGATATGTCAAACGAATATAAAAAGGAGAGAGAACGTGTCGAAAGAAACAAATCCTAAAGATGCAATTAGTACTAGAAAACCTAGATTTTATTCAGGATTACCGGCGAATGTAACTAAAGAAGTTAGTATTGGAA